TGACGACCACCTTGACCGGGACGCGGGTGAGCATGAACCAGAGCATGGCCCACGAGGCCACGGTGGACTTGCCGGTGCCGTGGCCGGAGCGGACGCTGATCTTGCGCTCACCGGCCGCCAGAAGCTCCAGGAGGCGACGCTGCCACGGGTCGGGGGTTACGCCTAGGACCTCCTCCACGAAGGCCACAGGGGCGGCGTGGTAGCGCTTGACGAAGGCGAAGTACGGGTTCTCAGAATTTTTCATACGGTCCGTGTGGGGTTACGCAAACGCCGACCCCCCGCCAGGGGGCACCCGCCGGGGGGGGGTGTTGCGGGGGCGCAACAAGTGGCGCCGACGCAACAAGTGGCGGCGGCGCAACAGATGCGGGAACCCGTTGCGAATCAAGCACTTACGCGCGCCCCGTCGTCGAAGGGGGGAGTCTGTCCGCAGGGCGGTCACAATCGCCCCGATTTAACATAATGGGTGTTATACGCACTACGCGCCGCAACCCCTTGCGAATCAAGCACTTGCGCCGTGCTTGCGCTTGCGCATCTGCGCCCGAGCGCGTGCTGATCGCCAGGCCGTGAGTTATCCACAGGTTATCCACAGGTTATCCACAGAGTTATCCACAGGCCGGTCTTAAGAATCGCGCGCAGGCAGACCGTCGGACGCCCCGTCCGACGTCAGCTTTTCGGGTTCCTGCACGCTCACGGTCCGCATCAGGTCGCGCACCGCAGCCAGGTGCAGCGCCGTCGTGTCGGTGATGCGCACGTCGCTCTGGATCTTGTTCCCCCAGCGCTTCGGGTCCATCCGCTCGGCCAGCCATTGCCTCGCCCCCATCGCCACCTTCGCGGCGTTCGGGTCCATCTGCTCCTGCTCGACCTTCTCGGCCAGCGCCTCGATTCGCTCGGCGTTCAGCAGGGCGCGCGCGTTGCGGACGATCTCGTAACGCTCCATCAATGCCGGGTCGGACTGCATCTTCCCCCAGAGGATAGCGAACGGAACCTCGCTGCCGCTGATGAAGGACCGCAGAGAGTGCCCATCGGCAAGATGAATCCAGAGCTGCTCCCAGAAGTCGGGCGAGCTGATGATCTGGTGCGCCTTCTCGCGGCGCTCTCGCTTTCGTGGTGTCCCTGCCATCAGTCGCTCACGTGCACGTAGGTGCTGACGTCCTCGTAGTCCATGTCATACCCGTCCACCGGCACCACGTCGAAGTTTGACCAGCGTCGCTTCATGGGTTCCGCTCGCTCCTGTCTGCCAGTTCGAGGCGCAGGCCGATGCTTGACCTCCTCGGCATAGACGCGGCGCCAGAGCTTCTCTGAGGTCGTGAACCGGTGCCCGCAGGTCAGGCACTCCCGCCTTCTCCTCGCCTCGGTCGGGAACTGGTAGACCTTCACGACCTCGCTAGGCTTGGAGCACTTGGGGCATTTCATCTTTCGGGCAACTGCGGCTTGACCAGGTTCAGCCAGTCGTCGAGGCGCTGGATGACCAGAAACTCGCGTTTATCGCCCCGGCACACGACCGCCGGGATCTCGTAGGGCGCACACGCAGCGGTGGCCTGGTCGACCCACTCGTAGACCGCGATGGACTTCCTGCGCTTGACCTCGAGCACCCACCGAGCGAGCCGGATATCAGCCCCGCCGTCTCTGGCCTGCCCCAAGATTCGATTGGTCTGCCACCCCGTCGAGTCGGTGATGATCTTGCATACCTCTCGCTCGGTCTCGGCGCCTCGTTGTCTCTGTCGCTTGCCCATCACCACCTCGCGGTCAGTCGCCCCAAGTCTACCGCATGACAGAGGCCGGCAATCAAGGGGCGCAAGTTCCGCAACATGGCGCGCGCGCGTTTCGCATCCCTTGCCTGCTGACGCCGGCGCTCGATGTTCTTGGCGTAGTAGGCGCGATGGTAGGCCGCTCTCTTGGCGCCCGGGTCCCAATCGTCCGGCTCCCTCGCGTCATCGACCGCGGCGCCGACGATGAGCCGCACCTGGTTGGCCTCGATTCTCTGTCGCGCCATCTCGCTGATCTGCTCAACCGTGCGCGCCTTCTTCCGGTTCCCCTCTCGATGGTGCCGGTGAGGAAGCCCGCCGGTGTTCTCGGCCAGGCAGACCGGGCAGAGCTTAGCCGGCTTTCTCATCGGCCACCTTCCAGAGCAGGTTGATGGACGGCTCCTTGCCGCCCCGATCGTTCTCGGCGAGCTCGACGGCCTCGGCGAAGGAGGGAGCCACGCCAATCCATCGCGGGATGACCTTGCCGTTCGGACCCATCCGCCAGACGACGTACTCGACCTTGCCGCCGATCCGCTGCCCCCGGATACAGAACCGCCCGTCGGTCGATACCTTGTCCCAGAACACGTCATCCATCCACTCGAGCGGCCCGGTATGGTTGAGGTCAATCTTCTGCTGGGTCACGCCGGCCACCTCGGGTCAGTCCCGACCTCGCCCTTGGCGTCCTGGTAGTGGACGACCTTGGCCTTGAACATCGCCTGCATGGTCTTGGCGACCTGGAACCCTTCCTGTCCCAGTCCCTCGACCATCCGCCGGGCTAGTGGCGTATCTGCGCTATGTTGCGACAAAGCAACACGGCGCAACGGACTTGTCTTGTACCTCATGCTTTCTCCTGTCTTGTTCCATGTCCGAAGTCATGTCCGAATGTCCGAGTCCTATGGACTCTCGGACATTTTCGGACATCTTGACCGTCCGAAACTGTCCGAATTTGACGCTTTCGGACATTTTCGGACATCACTCATTTGTGAGCCTCGAGCCGCCCACCGTGGCCGTCAGGAACGGCGACATGACGAGCTTTTCGACCGCATCGTGGACAGACTGCCGGCTGATGCCGCACTCCCTCCCGATCTGGCGCAGCTCCTCGACGGTCCAGACGACGGGCGTCTCGGACCGCTTCTGGCGCTCTCTCAGGGCGAGCAGGATGGTCCGCTGCGCCTTCCCTTGCGGCGCCTGGGCGCTGATGGGCTTCTCCCCCTGCGCCACGCTCTGGCGCATCACGAGGCTAGTCAACCGCTCGCCGTACCGGTCGGCCGCGCCCAGGTCGACGACCTCGGCCTCGTACGCGAGGTTCGGCAGCTCGCCGGTGTCCTTGAAGCGCTGCCGGGTGACCTCGACGTGGGTGTTCGGTTGGGCGGCGCGCTTGACGATGAACTCGCTGTCCGGGTTCGCCATGAGGGCGCTGGCGCCGCGCGGGCGGTCGGCGTCGCCGTGCCCGGAGTGCGCCACGATCAATACCGAGGCGTCGTATCGCTCACGGATGAACCGAGACACGGCGGCGAGGTAGGCGGCGACCTCCTGGTTCGAGTTCTCGTCCATGCCGGCGCTGAACTTGGAGAGCGTGTCGATGACCACGAGCGTGGGCCGGATATTGGCCTTGTCCATCGCCTCGACCAGCATCGCCATCTCCTCCTCTCGGTTGAGGTTGAGGGGGCGCTCGAGGGCGAGGATGGGCAGGCTGCGCAGGTCTTGGCCGCCGCCGAAGGTCTGCATCCACGCCTTGACGCGCCTGCCGAGTCCGCCGCCCTCGCCGGACAGGAGCGCCACCGGGTTGCCGGCGACGGCGATCCGCATGGCCCAATCGAGGGCGATAAAGCTCTTGAAGCTCGCGCGCGGCCCCGCCAGGACGGCCACGACCTTGGCCTCGATGACATGGTGCAGGAGCCACTCAGGCTCGCGGTTCTCCTCGACGATATCGGCGACATGGCGCAGCTCGACGCGCAGCCCGGGCGTGGCGTTGGCGGCGCCTGGCGACAGCGTCGTGACGTCCGGCTCCCGCACGCGCTCCATGCCGCGCGCCTCTGGCGTGTCGTCGTAGCCGTGCTGTGGCGGCTCCTCACGCTGCGGAGGCCCGAGCCGCACGGCCTCGGAGACCGGCACCCAGCCGCCCGCCTTGGCGGCGTTGAACACGCTGCCGAGGGTGACGCCGCCGCCGCGATCGAGGTGGAAGGACTGCCAGCGGTACTCGATGTCGGCGCGCCCGGCGTAGGAGGCCGGGAGTTCGCCGGTGATGCCACCGCAGGACCACGAGTCCCAGAGTTCGAGTCCGTCGTCTGCGCCGCCCGATGCGTGGTGCAGCGCCATGCCGACCATCAGCCAGGCGTCGTATCCGGTCGGGTCGATGTAGGCGAGCGCCTCGGTGAGCCGCGGCAGGTCGCGCTGAAAGTCTTGGCTGGTGCCGGGCTTCGGCGGCAGTTTCTTGGCGACCTCGGCGGGGAGCTCGAGGTCCATGCGGCGCTCGTCGATGAGCCCCGCCGGGAGCGGCTGGATGTCTCCGACCGGCCCCTGCTGCCCAAAGTGCAGCGGCCACCATACGATGTACCCGCCCTCGGCGCGGATGTCGAGCCCGTCGCGGCGCACCTTGCCGAGAGTGACGGAGACGCCGCCTCTGATCTTGACGCCTGGCGGCAGGCTGAAGAGGTAGTGCCGGCCGCCGCTACCGCCGCCGGTTTGGTGTACCCGGGTGGAGATGAGCACGTCTTGGTGCTCGGCGATCCAGTCTTGGGCGGCCTGTCCGGCTGACTTGTGGTCGTAGTCCACGGCCACGATGCGCGTGGTGGAGCCGGTCGGGACACCGACGAGGGCGTCTGGGCGCTCGCTCCACCAGCGCCGGATCTGCGCCTCGTCTTGGGTGGCGGCCTTGAAGCCGTTGCTGGTGAGGGGCGACTTGGCGCGCAGGGTGCGGCCGCTTTGGTCGGCCTCGTCGCGCCGCCGGCAGGGGAACACGGGGACGCGCTTGGCGAGCTCGAGGACGCGCTCGACGGGCACGACGGCGGTGAGGTCTGGCTTGGTCATGGGTAGAGATCCGGCCGCAGGGCCTTGCGTGATACACCGGTTGCGGCCTCGACGGCAAGGGCGCGCAGCGGCGGCACCCTGCCAGCGGTCACCCATTGGTGGACGGCCTGTGGCTTGACCTTGAGTTTACGGGCCAGCGCGGTCTGTCCGCCCGCCTGGGCGACTGCGTGGAGTAGGGCCGCTAGGGGCGGCTGGACTTTGGGTTTAGGCATAGCGCCGGGAGGGTAGCAAGGTCGCCTTGAGGCGGCAAGGGCGGCGGCTGAAAAATATTTTCAAGAAAGGCTTGACACCCCTCCCGGCCTCGTTCAGTATGCATTCCACGGGCGGCGATTGTGCCGCGCCGGAAGCGATAGAAGGAGACGAAAATGAACATCAGCGAATGGCTCGAGTATGCTGCGGAGTGCGCTTACGAGGCTCGCCAAGCCTATTACGCGGCGCAGAACATCTGCCCCAGTTGCGGCGGAATGGGCGATCACGGCGTCGAAGAAGAAACGGGCTGCCTGTTCACCTGCTACAGCTGCGGCGGTACTGGCCGCTACCACAACGAGGTGGCCGCATGAGCGCCTTTGATATCTTCTACGTCACCGTCGTGACCATCGGCATGGCGGCGTTCTTCCTCGCCATCGGCGTCTGGATCTTCACCCGCCCGCCGCCGTGGAAGTGCCTGCGCGACCGCCGCGAGCGGTTGCCGCACCCGACCATCCGCGCGCGCGTCGTGCAGCCGCACAAGTATTCGCGGTGGTGGGTATGAGCGCCCCGGTCGACAACTTCTACAAGAGCCTAGAGCGAACGATGGGCCTGCGCGTGGACGCCGCGAGCGTCACCGCCCCGACCCGCGCGCGCCTCGTCGGCGTCAGCGTCGGCGAGTTGGCGCAGGCGCTGCGGTTCTCTGGGCTGTCCATTTTTACCGGCCACGACGGCGTGGTCGAAATCCGAAGAGTCGATTCAACAACCCAAGAAGGAGAGAAGCGATGAGTCTGTTTGTTAGCGCCGCCTCTGGCGGCAACTTCGAGCCCCGCAAGCCCATCGAGGCGGGAGCCTATGCGGCGATCTGCGACATGGTGGTGGACGTCGGCGTCCAGCCCTCCCCGGGCGGCCAGTTCGCGCCGAAGCGCACCGTCGTGCTGCGGTTCCAGATCCCGGAGATTCGGGTCGAGATCACGAAGGACGGCGAGACGAAGAGCCTGCCGGCGGTCATCAGCCGCACGGTCGGCCTCTCGCTCAACGAGAAGTCCACGCTCTACGCGCTGCTGACCTCGTGGCGCGGGAAGGCGTTCACGCCGGAGGAGTTGAAGAAGTTCGACCTGGGCAAGATCGCCGGGAAGCCGGCTTTCATCAACGTGACGCACTCGGTGAAGGGCGACCGGACGTATGCCAACCTCACGTCCATCATGCCGCTGCCGAAGGCGATCCCGGCGCCGGCGCTCGAGGGAGAGGCGCTGGTGTACTCGACCGACGCGCCGGACGGGGTGATCTTCGACAAGCTCCCGACCTGGATGCAGGACAAGATCGCCGCGCGCATCGTGGACGCGCCGAAGGCGGCTTCGAAGCCTGCCGCGGCGCCTGCCGTGCCGGCGTCGGACTTCGCCGACGACGACCTGAGCTTCTGACCATGCCCACACCACGGCAGGGTTACAAGGCGGCTGACGGGAAGAAGATCCCGTCGGTGACCACGGTCCTCAAGATCAAGGACCCCGGGGCGCTCATCAACTGGGCGTACAAGCAGGGCCGCGAGCACGGCGTCTTGGAGGGTCAAGGCAAGGACGCGCCGGGCGGTCTCTACGAGGGGAACGACATCCTCGCCATCGGGACGTGTGTGCACGCCATGTGCGAGGCCTGGGTAAAGGGCGGGAACCCGACGGAGGTGCTCGAGCAGAGCATCGCCGCCGAGACTGTCACCGACCCGGTGTCGTTCCGCGCGCGCGCCTCGTCGGCGTACTCGGCCTTCGAGTTCTGGTGCAAGGGCACGCAGCTCGAGATCATCGACTGCGAGGTGAAGGTGATATCTGAGGCGCACCGGTACGGTGGCACCCTGGACTTCATCGGCAGGCTCGACGGCAAGCTCGTGCTCGGGGACTTCAAGACCTCGAACTCGGTCTGGCCGGAGATGCTGTGTCAGTTGGCGGCCTACGCCAAGGCGTACGAGGAGACGACCGGCAACCGGATCGACGGCGGGTACCACCTGCTGCGGTTCTCGAAGGAGAACGGTGACTTCGGCCACCACTTCTACCCGTCCCTGGACGATGATGCTTGGCCGGCGTTCCTGCACCTGCGGGCGCTGCACGACCTGAACGAGAAGCTCAAGAAGAGAGCGGCCTGATCCACCCTTGAGTCTGGCAAACCCCTACTCGGAGCCCGGCCCCGTCCAGACAGCCGGCACTTTATGACGCTACACACACACGCCGGCCCGCTGCCCGCGCATCAGTATGTCTGGATCGACGCCGACGCCATCGGCAAGCACGAGCCGCTGCGCGCGGTCTGGTTCGGCCTCACGTCGTGGCCCGGCCGCGCCTTCGGCTGCCACGTGCTGCTTGAATGCGGCGCGGTGTACCGCAACGTGCCGCTGCATCAGCTCGCCGCGGCCAAGGACGCCCCGCCCTGGGAGCCGTGGCAGGCCGCGACCTGGGACGCCTACGGGTGGCAGTTCACGACCCTCGAATATCCGTACCTCTCCTCCATGAATGCGAGGGTGCGGCTGCAGGAC